GTCCCTTACTGTGGGTATACCCAGCGGGCGTTTACTGCCGTCCGCTTTGGGTATTTCTACCCGCAGCACCCGTTGGGGTTCGTAAATGCCGGTTTTGAGTTCGTGTTGAAGTTGGCTTAACCTTTCTTGCAGGTTTTGGCCGAAGGCTTCCACGGTCTCCCCGTCTACTCCGGGGGCGCCATTGTTGGCTTTAACGGCTTTGTATGCTTTTTCCAGGTTGTCCATCCGGTATACTTTGTCTATTAGGCTATACCATTTCTTCAATCACTTCACCCCATTTCGCTATGCTTCCTCTGTAGTTCAGGATTTCGCGCCGGTTCCTTCATGTGCTTTCCGGGCGTCTCTAGCTCATTGGCAATCTTACCTCTCCAGCCACTCTACTCCGGCTGAGCGGACGTACTGCCCAGCAGGTTCGTCACCCCCGGTTCAGCCGTTCCCTTTGGCCTTCCAGCCAAAGTTGTCTTCTCTTCCCGTCCTTTGTCTACTTTGGTTGCATTCTTTGATTTATCTTCCTCCCTTCGCAAGTACAGCTGCTTTTGGCTTGCTGTACCCCACTGCAACTGGGTGCAGTGTCCTCCCGGTTTTGTCCTCCGGTCTGTTACCAGCTTTCATTGGTCGAGAGTTTGTCACTACTACGGAGTCATCTGCCACCCCACATCACTTCGTCCCGCACTTGTGTTTCCACTTGTTTGGGCCTACCCTCTCTAAGGGATGATGCCGGGCTTCTCCGGTTAAGTTTACCTGCCTGAACCTGAACGCATCCGTCTTAACCCCTCAGGTTATCCAGCTTTCGGGCTTTCCCACTTTATGCAAGGTTACCCACCTGACGAGCCAACCTCGGTTCGCTTGCGCTATGTTCCAGATTCCCCCTTCAGCTTCCTTCAGACCTCACCGTTGGCCAGTGACGCCCTTGCTTACAGGTTGTCTTCCCGCTGGTTAGGCGACAGGGTTTCTTTCAACCCATCGGCTCAGTAAACATGCCGGACGAACATAAAAAAAGCCGCTTTTCAAGCGACTCAATCGGGGTTCCTTTTGGTTTTTCTTTTGGTTTAAGCTTTTGCAGGATGGAATTTGTCACTGCCTGCCTGCTGAAAATCATTCCTCCTGATACTTCAAATTCGGATGGGAAAGATTCATCCTCCATAAACAGAATGCCATCGGCAAAGCCAAGTTCCACCGCTTTTCTTGCGTTAAACCAGCTTTCCGCATCCATAAGGTGCGATATTTTTGTCCGGGAAAGTCCGGTTTTCAGCTCATAGGCGTTGATGATGGATTCCTTTATTTCCTCCAGCATTGCGATAGCTTTCTCCATTTCCTCTGTATCACCTATGGCTATTGTCATTGGGTTGTGGATCATCATCATGCTGACAGGTGACATAAAAACGTCGCCACCAGCCATGGCAATGACCGAAGCGGCGCTGGCCGCAATACCGTCAATTTTTACGGTTACTTTGCCTTTGTAATCCATCAGCATGTTGTAAATTTGATTGGCTGCAAATATATCGCCGCCCGGGCTGTTGATCCAGATCGTTATATCACCCTCTCCGGACAGCAGCTCTGATTTGAATTGTTTGGGGGTCACCTCGTCTCCCAGCCAGCTTTCCTCGGCAATAGGTCCGTCAAGATATAATGTCCGGCTGCCATCATCATTTTGTATCCAGTTCCAAAATCGGCGAACCGGCCTTGGTTTTTGTGACTTGTTCATCTTTTTGATCCCTCCGTTTCAACATTGGTTTTGCCTGCAAATGCTCCAGCATCGGCAAGCTTGGTCATATTACCGTTGACGAGATACAGGTCACCGCCCAACTCCTTTGGGATCCGGTTCATGTCCTCAAGCTCGCGGATATCGTTGGCGCTCATCCAGCCGTTCTGGCGGGCTACAGCATAGCCATTCATGCGGCTTGCATAATCCCCGCGCAGAAGGCCATCTACATTGAATTTGACAAAGTATGTCCGCTTCTCCGACGGTAAAAGCAGCGCTTTTTGGAGAGCCTGTTCCCAGCGCACCACCCACGGGTCAAGCGTGTATTTGACAAATTCCAGAGACTGCTGCTCGATGTTTGAAAAGCTTGATTTTTCGAGGTCTCCTACCATATGGGGAGGCACGCGGAATATCCGAGCAATTTCGTTTATCTGAAATTTCCTTGTCTCCAAAAACTGTGCTTGTTCGGGCGGAATGCCAATTGGCTGAAACTTCATACCCTCTTCCAGAACTGCAATGCGGTGAGCGTTGGCACTGCCTTGATAGACAGCGTTCCAGCTTTCACGCACTTTTGCCGGATCCTTTAATACGCCGGGATGTTCCAGAACGCCACCCGGATTTGCACCGTTGGCGAAGAAGGACGCACCGTACTCCTCGCAGGCGATGGCCATGCCTATGGCGTTCTTGGCCATCGCAATAGGGGAGTATCCGATCAGCCCGTCAAAACCGAGTCCCGGGATGTGAAGCACCTCGTCACTTCGCAGGTATATAAGGCCTGCTTTTGGATTAACCTTGCTCTCATCGCTGTCCCGCCGGTAGGTGTAGTACAGTTCTCCGTTTGGAGCCCTGTCTACCGTCATTTTGTTTGGCAAAAGAGGATAAAGCGCCAGCACTCGTCCGGAACCGTCCCTGATAATCTGAGCGTAAGCATTTCCCCATAAAAGAAGATGACTCATCAGCGTTTCTCGGAACACGAATGAAGTCATCTCAGGATTTGGTTCGTCATGGAGCAGGTAATATAGCGGGTGGGTTAGCGCTTTTTCTTTGCCACCGTCTCCCTTGTACCGGTACACATGAAGCGGAAGTCCAGCGATGGCCTCGGCCAGTATCCTTACACAGGCATACACTGCCGTTGTCTGCATGGCTGTCCGCTCATTGACAGTCTTTCCGCTGGATGTACCACCAAAGAAAAAGCTGTATGCATTGCCGAACAAGCTGTTTTTCGGCTTATCCCTTGCTTTGAATAAGCGGGAAAATACACTCATATGATCAGCAGCCCCCTTTCATCATAAATTGATCCGTTGCGGTCATCTCCTCCATGCCTTAAAGCGCGGTCAAGCGCCATAATAAGCGCAACAGCGCCGTCTATTCTCTCGCTGGACTTTTCTTTATCAGGCTTTATGTTTCCGGCCGGATCGGTTTTGACAAAGATATTGTCCATCATCCATCTGAGCACCGGATGCCCGCCATGGGCGATGCGCTCCTCCAAAGTCAGCTTCATCAGCTCTTTTGTGGGCGGCGACATGTCCTTGAAGCCCTGACCGAAGGGAACAACCGTAAAGCCCATGCTTTCTAGGTTCTGCGTCATCTGCACCGCGCCCCAGCGGTCGAAGGCGATTTCTCTGATATTGTATTTCATGCCAAGCTCCTCAATAAAAGTCTCGATGAAACCATAATGAACCACATTACCCTCAGTGGTGTATAAAAAGCCCTGCCGCTCCCAAACATCATATGGCACATGATCCCGCCGCACACGCTGGTCGATATTGTCCTCTGGAATCCAGAAGAAAGGCAGGATCTGATATTTGTCCGATTCATCCAGCGGCGGAAACACCAGTACAAAGGCGGTAATATCGGTGGTGGATGACAGGTCAAGCCCGCCGTAGCAGATGCGACCGCGCAAGCTTTCCGCATCGACGGGGAAGGCGCACCTGTCCCATTTGTCCATAGGCATCCAGCGCACCGATTGCTTCACCCACTGATTTAAGCGGAGCTGACGGAATAAATTTTCCTCTGCGGGGTTTTGCTTGGCATTTTCACAAGCCACCCTCAGTTTTTCGATGTCCACTGTAATGCCTAATGACGGATTGACCTTTCTCCACACCTTTTCACTTGTCCAGTTGTCAGTATCGGCTGCGCTGTAGATAACAGGGTAGAAAGTCGGATCTATCTTACGCCCCTGCAGGATATCCTCTGCCTTTTGATGCACTTCCCAGCAGATGGAGTTCCTGTCTGTACCTGCCGTCGTGATCAGGAAAAACAGCGGCTGCTTCCTTGCATCGCCGGATCCGTGTAGCATTACATCATAAAGATCCCGATTTGGCTGGGCATGAAGTTCGTCAAAAACCACACCATGGACATTTAAACCATGCTTCGTGTATGCCTCCGCTGAAAGCACCTGATAAAAACTGCCTAGCGGTTTATATACCAGCCGCTTCTGCGACAGCATCGGTTTAATCCGGGACTTTAATGCCGGACACTGTTCCACCATGTCTACAGCAACGTCGAAAACAATGGATGCCTGCTGATGGTCAGACGCACACCCATAAACCTCGCCGCCATGCTCGAAATCGCCGCAGGTCAGGTATAGAGCAATTGCCGCCGCAAGCTCGCTCTTCCCCTGCTTTTTTGGGATTTCTACATAGGCGGTGTTGAA